TGACCCCAATAAAGTTGTTGATGAGAATGGAAACGCAAAAGAGAGATTGGTAAAACATGAAAATCTTGTAATGTACGCCAATTTGGAAACTAAAGTTATACCTAGAACTAAATTAGCTGTGGGTGTGGCGAGCAATGATGCCATTGAAACACTTTCAATTGCTGATATTAATTTCCTTAAACCTGGGGGCAAGACATTTTTGGATACCAAATGGACTGACGAATTAACAGGTAAGGGTACAACGACGGGGGAGGGTGTTAATCAACCTAAGCAAACGTCAATTAAAAATCCAAATAAGGATAATGATTTTTATATTAGACAAACAATACAATCAAACGGTAAAGCAGGTTCGGTTGATAATGGTTTATTGGGTATTATATCTATTGATATAAAACAAAATACTTCTTTTATGCCAACAATCACAATAGAATTGGAAGATGTAAAAGGAAGGGCTTTATTTGAGTCTGGGGATAATTCACCATATGCCGCATTTTTTAACCTACCATATCCATTATTTTATTTAACAATAAAGGGTTATTATGGGAAGGCGGTAAGACTTGCTATGATGTTACAAAAATTTGACGCTAGATATCAAGGAGACAATGGTAATTTTAAGATAACATTGATGTTTGTCACATACAAATATTCATTACTAAATGAACTTGAAATGACAGCATTGATTGCCGCTCCGCATATGTATAAAACTCGTATCTCAAGGCAATCTAGTAGTGGAGGTCAAGCTAGTACAGTTTCGGTCAATGAAAGTATAACTGAGAGAGGTTATCAAAAAATTAAGGAGTTGTATAGTGAATATAAATCAAAAGGATTAGTACCTGATGATTTGCCAGAATTGACCATAGTACAATTAAAAAATGTTTTGGATACATTCATTAAAGACAAATTAGATACCTTCACAAAACAAAATTTAGAACCAATTACAGGGTGTGATGATTATCAAACATTATTAACCGAGTACCAAGGTAGTGTATTTTATTATACAGCTGGAAGTAAACCATCTTGGTTCACAAAATATTTGGATAAAAATAATTTTTATATATTAAACAACAAGGAGAAGACAAAAGTATATACATTTAAAAAAGAAATTAATACGGAACAACTTAAACAATCAGCAATAACTGATTTGAATGCTTTGATTCTAGATTATAATACTAAATTAGATAAAAACCCTGTTGTTGGTGAAAACGGTCGAGTGAATAGATTAGATAATTACTCGTATAAAATTGACGGTAAACCATATAATGTTAAGGTTGTAAATCCTATTACATACAACATATTCACACCTGAAATTGACTATAACAGCATTGATGCTAAAGAAACCTTCTTCCAAAGAAAGGGGAAACAACCAACCCCAGATGAGTTAACTCAATTTGAATCGGAATTGGACAATAAAAATACTTTTGTTACAATAAACGCAAATCTAAAAGACGGTACAAAAATAACTTCGAATTCATTTTTTGTTTTTGAAGGTGCTAATACATTCATAAATCTTACCGAGAAAATGGGTAAAGACTTGAAAGTAATTAGAGAAGAAATTGAACAAAGATTAACTGAAGCACTTACAAACTTATTACAAAATAAAAATGAAGGCTTGGGATTCATTCCAAATATTAGAAACATATTGGCGGTCATTTTTGCTAATGGTGAAGGGTTTTTAAGAATGTTGGATGATGTACATACCAAGGCCTGGGAATTAAGGGATGATAAAATTAGAAAACAAATTGTTTTAAGTGAACAAACCGCTGGGGCTTCACAAGAAACATTTAATAATGGTGATAAAGTAAATACACCAATTTATCCTTGGCCACAATATATTGTTGAAACAACAGGTGAGGATGGACATGAAAAATATGAACTAAGATATCCTGGTGATTCATCACTAATATCAAAAACAAAAGGTTATTTATTTGATGTTTGGCCTGAAATTGAATTTGTTGAGGAGTTTATTAAAGGTCTAACCGAAAGAAAAAGTCCCCCAGTTGAACAAGACAACAAAAATGAAGTAACGGATGTTAAAAGAATAACATTTAACGCCATTGAATTTCCAATTGGTAATTATGTTTTTAGTAATAAAGAAGAAGTAAAATTTTTTTATGAAATATATGAAAGATTAATTTATATTTTAAATTATTCTAAATTATCTAGAGTAGAGGAGGCTCCATCTTTCACAGACCCAATTCTAAAAATTTTGGCTGAAGGCGAAAAAACCAATATCAAAAATGCTTTGGAAGGTGGAAGTCCGTTTATTGTGGATAAATTAAAAAATTACACAATTAGTTCAGGTAATTTTGAACAAATATTACGTCAATTCTCAAATGGAGGAACTGGTGAGAGTTGGCAAAACTATATCAGAGGTATTTTTAATACAACATACATAAGAAATACGACTCAAAATGGGGAATTTGAATTCTTGGACGCGCAAGTATTATCTGAAAAATTCACACAACCAGGAGTTACACTTTCAAATGAAACTAAAATTGAGGAGTATTTAAATTCAACAACGAATAAAAATTTTGATTTTACTGATACATTTCCATTTACAAATCAAGATTGGGTTAAAAAATATTTGGCACAAAGTGCATCTATTGATACAGCTGAATCCGCTTTTATCACTAAAGAAAATTTAAAATATAATTCTAATAATAAAGTTATTGCAAATTTTCTCCCAACTACTAACACGACAGTTGGAAGACCATTTACTGTATTTGCACAAAAAAACAATGATGAACCTCAGCCAATAGACCCTGCATCACAAGCAACAGTACCAACAAATGATATGTTGAAAAGTTTCTATAATAGATTTCCAGAAGAACAAATTTTAACGGAAGGTACTATTAGATATTTGAATTATAGTGGGGGTGTTAATTTTGAACAAACAACATCAATACTTAATACACCATATTTTGTTAATTCTATTTTGGATGGTTTGGACAAATTCAGAAAGTATAATAAAAATCCATTTGTGGCTTCCGCTTATTTGTTTATAAACAGTTTACCTTTAGCAACCCTTAAGGAAAAATATCTTAAATACGAAAATGGAGCGAATATCCTTCAAGACTATATTTTTGCTACAATTAAAAAGTTTGGAGCATTACATAAAGTCCCATATGTTTGGATATTAAAGTATGGTGCAATTTGGCATAGATATAAAAAATTTATTGAAGATGGTGTTGATATATTGACTGAATCTTGGAAAGATTTTGATTCAATAGGTAATTACGATCCAAGTACATCATCAACTACCAAAACTTACAATTTAACTATTAATAATTCCCCATATGATATTGTATTACAACAAAATACAGTTTTGGGACTTGAAACATCAACATTAATTAATCTTGGTTTTTATCCGAAATTAATTAATGATTTTAGTGTTTTTTTAAATGGTTATGAATTAATTACATCACAAATTAATGGTACTTGTTATATAAGTGGAACAACCTTGGAGGTTACTCAGATTAGTACTAACAGTTTACAGGTTGGGTCTATATTGGCGGGTACTAATATATTACCAAACACGACAATTATTTCTCAAACCACTGGTACTACAGGGGGTATTGGTCAATATATAGTATCATCAGCACAAACAGCAACGACTGGGTTATTTTCGGTTGTAAACGTACCAACAAACAATTACACAACAACAGCAATCCAAAACGCGTTAAATAGTTCAGGATTAACTATGAATTATGTTAATAATGCAATCATTGATTATTTAAGAAGTCCTACATTATTAAATCCAACTGAAAGAAATATTAGAATAATTCCTTGGTCGGTTGGATTAAATACAAATGATGGAGAATTTATGTATTTACTACCATCGTGTGGGGCGTTATTTAACCAAACAAAAAATGAATGTTTTGGACCTAATAAGTCAATACTACAAGAAGTTCTCAACAATAAGGCAATGTACAATGGGTCTGTTAGATTATTTTGGACAGCTCCAAATTATGGTTATTTTGACAACTCAAGGATTAAGAAAGTTTCACCGGACGAATATCTTAAGATGATAAAAACGGGTGATACATTACAAGACGCATTTACACTTTCAGGTCTTAACAATGAATATGCAAAAATTGATGAGGTATTTTCTGTTTTTGAAAAGGATATATTGGATAAATTTGAAGAGGAATTTTTGAAGTTCTCAAAATCAATATATGACTATGAAGAACCGATAATTAAAAACAATGTCGAAATAACTGATGTTCAAGTTAATAACACTACAGCAAATATAACCATTGAAGTTAATAACTTGTTAACTAATGCGAACAATTCTACTGAGACTGTATTACAACGCGAGTTTAAGAATTTCCAAGCATTAATGAGAACAATGTTAAAAATTCCAAAAACAATAGGTACTACAGGATTTGATTTTGTTAAAAAAGTACAAGGAAAACAATTTACAACCATCCAAAACCTTCTTTCTAAATTTTTGGATTATGATGTAACATTTAAATACGGAAACCCATCATCGTATAATAGACGATTATTTGAAACTTTTTCAACACTAAATTTAGTGGACAAATACGAATGGAGAAAATACACAACCAATACACCAAATTCTTTACCAACATTAGGTGGAGTTGTAAATTTAATAACCTCTCAAACTAATAACACTGAGGCTTGGACTGCATTGTATCAATATGTTGGGTTTTCAGAAATACCTGAATTGAGATACAAAAATAATGGTTCATATCTTACTGATTTTTTCATTGATTTGAATGTTGAATTCACGGCAGAAAATGTTAAATTATTTGCCCCAATTATAAAAATATATGCAACTCAAAAACTGAACCAATTCCAAAGTAACTACTTACCACCACCCAATCCAGTTAATCAACCAACACCAACAACTGTTGCAATTGCTGACTTAAGAAGTGGTGATACAATTAATGTGTTACAATTAGATTCTAAGTTTAAGACAACATTTACGAATAAAGATGGTGTATTATTGTTTGAAACCGAATACGAGTTACCACCAACTAATGATGTTTACACAACATCAGGTTCTGAAATTTATTATACTTCAGTAGTAAATCGAGTAATTACGGGTGTGTTTGGAAGTACAACTACTTTTTCTGGTGACGCACAATACATTAAGACGTTTGAACAAGTAACACCATTATCATATAGTCCTTCACCTAGTTCCTTAAATAGTAATGGTTCATCGGCATTTTTAGTTGCTATGACAAATTATATAAATAAGATAAATGGTTTTAAAGATAAATTGGTTGATATGTTAATGATTGATGTTAGAAATTCATTAGACACAATCAAGATTAATCCTGAAGAACAAGTAAAATCTGATTTACAAGGAGAACCACAAACTAAATTAGAAATTTGGGAATCATTTAAGGCTATAAATGACAAATGGATTGCGGGAAATGATTTTAAAAATAAAACATTATTTGAGGATGTTTTATTATTAGATAGAGCAAGTAGAAATGTTGGGGATAAAATATTAGTTGATATATATAAATTAAAAGATAGGTTGGTGTCATTGATTGACACAAATGTAAATCAATCAACTATGTTAATATTCGTTCAAAGTATCTTAGTTGAAAATAATTTCGTTGTGATGAACATTCCATCTTATGTTAATTTTTACGGTGTACAAGATGCTGTCAAAAATCCAAAACCCAATATAGAAGGTACTTTAGATTTTGCTAATACTTTATTTGGGACGTTCACAAATGTTGATTATAGAGATTCAACCGCTAAAATGGTGTGTTTCTATTCAAATAAACCAAGTGAACAATTGGACTTAAAAGATAATGTTGATTATCGAAAAAGAAGTGATGCTTTTGAATTAAGGAGGGCTAGTGATAATCCTTTGGTAGAAAATCAGATAGGGAAAAAGGATTGGGATAAATCAAATAGAGTTGTTGGGTTCAATGTGGATATTGGACCCCAAAATCAAGGTATATTCAAAAGTTTTAATGTGTCACAAGATTCAGGTAAAGCGACATCAGAATCTCTACAAGCAACAAACTTGTTGGCAAATCAAGGTAATAATAGGGCTGGTTCATCTCAAAGTGTTTCATTGTATAACTTATATAAAACCAGAAGTTATACCTGTAGTATTGATATGATGGGGAACGCCTTAATTCAACCTACTATGTATTTTAATTTAAGAAACGTACCAATGTTTAGTGGTCCTTATATGATATTGGAAGTAAATCATAGTATCAGTATTGGTGATTTCACAACGAAAATAACTGGTATCAGACAACCTACGGCAGCATTACCAAAAATTGATAATTTCTTACAGTCGTTAAAACAAAAATTAGTACAAACAATAATTGAAAAAAATAAACAAGAAAAAGATGCGATTAGAGCTAAAGAACAAAAAAATAACACAGTAAGTCTTGCTACCTCAAATATAGATAGGAGAAATGTTGTTGGAACAACCCAAAATTGTACAGCTAGCACAACATATAATACATACACATCAGCAACACCAAATCCGACATTTAAAACATTACAAGAGATTGTTAATACAATCGTTGGAAAAACTGATAATGTATTATTGAGATACTGTATTTTTGCTAGAATTTATTTTGTATCGGGTGGTGATAACATCATTGAATCTTATGAGAATAATTTATCCGGAATTGCGTTAAATTTTGATTGGGGTCCTTCTGCGGTATATTTTGCTGGGTCAAAAAAATATTATTGTACACCAGAAAATGTTCCAGTTGTATTCTTTGCATCAACTACTGACCATTTTAATTTTATGTTTGATAGATGGAGAAACCTACCATCAGCGTATAAGTTACAAAATACTGTAACAGATATTACAAAATTTGTTATATATACCTTAAGACCAAATTACAGTGAAGGTGAATTAATCTATAAATCTCTTGGGGCTGAAAGTCTTAAAAATGCGGAAAATATAGTAAAAACTGCAGTTGATTTATATAATTCAATTACTCGATAATATTTTATAAAAAACTTGATATTTATAATAAAAATAATAACTATGAGCGTAAAAACTATATTAGAAAACTACTTAGGTAGAAAAACCCAAACAACAGAAAAAGATTTGGGTGATGGAACAAAACAAGTTTGTGACATACAAACTGGTGAATGTTATGTTGTTAGAATGAAAGATGGACTCATTGAAAGAGTAGATAATACAATTAAAACTAACAAAAAAATCCAAGTTGAAACTACTAATGGAATAAAACAATTATTAAACGGATAATTAAAATGAGAGTTGATATCAAAATTTTAAATGAAATAAAAAGATATAGAGACATAACTAGCTATATCAATGAACAAGAATTACCACCCCCTCCACCTCCTGGTGACCCTGGAGTACCCCCACCACCTCTTGGTGACCCTGGAGTACCCCCACCACCTCCTGGCGGAGCTCCTCCTCCTCCCGGTGGTGTACCAGCCCCAGGAGCCGAAGGTGCACCATTACCTCCAGCTGAACCAATAAATGTTGGTGAAGACCCAGAGGTTGAAAAAATTGGTGACGAAGGTAAAGAAAAGAAAATCAAAGTTACTGACTTGGTTAAAGGACAAAAATCAGTTGAAGAAAAACAAGAAACTTATTTTGAAAACCTATTCCAACACTTGGATGATTTAGAAAGTAAATTATCCAACATGGATCAGATTATAGATAAATTAAATTCAATTGAAACTAAAATTGAAAAATACAGAGTTAAAACTCCTGAAGAAAAAATGGAATTAAGAAGTTTAGATTCGGGGCCATACAATCAAAAATTAAGTCAATTCTTCCAAGAAAAAGAAGGTGATTTTGAAGACACTGGAAGAGAACAGTATATTATAAGACCTGATGATGTCGAGAATTACTCTCAACCAGATATTAAAAAAAGTTTTAGAGAATTTGAGGACATACAAGACCCCGACAGATTCAATCTTTCTGGATACCAAAAATTATATTAAACTTTCATTTGACAAACTTACGGCTGACACTTATTATTGTGTATAATATTTTCTAACTTAAATTTTTAACAAACATGGCGACAAATCCATTAGATGCTATTTTAGCACAGTACGAACAATCACAAAAATCTAGTACTAACACAAACAAAATGTCTCAAGACGAGAGAATGAAGAAATACTTCGCAGCTCTTCTTAAAGACAATGAAAAACAAGGACAAAAAAGACTTAGAATTCTACCAACCAATGATGGAACTTCACCCTTTAAAGAGGTTTGGTTTCACGAAATCCAAGTTGATGGTAAATGGCAGAAATTCTATGACCCAGGTAAAAATGACAATGAACGTTCCCCTCTCTCTGAGGTATATCAGGAACTTATGGCGACTGGTAGAGAATCCGACAAGGAACTTGCAAAACAATACAACCCCCGTAAATTCTATATAGTAAAACTTATAGACCGTGATAACGAAGCGGACGGGGTTAAGTTTTGGAGATTCAAACATAACTACAAAAACGAAGGTATCTTGGATAAACTTATTCCTATTTTTAGAGCAAAAGGTGATGTAACCGATGCTGAAAAAGGTAGAGATATTATCCTTGAAATGACCAAACAGAAAACACCAAAAGGTGCAACTTATACCGTAATCCAAACGATTATGTATGATGACCCCGCACCAATTCATTCTAACAAAGATACTGCAAACTCTTGGGTAAATGATGAGTTAACTTGGGCAGATGTTTATTCTAAGAAACCAGTAGAATACTTGGAAGCTATTGCTAAAGGTGAAACACCAAGATGGGATAGCGAAAAAGGTGGTTATGTATATGGTAACTCTGAAACTGGTGAAGTTGTTATCGGTGGTAAAACAAGTATTGAAGACCCCCAAGAAAATTGGGATGCCGATGGTGACCTACCCTTCTAAAAAATTTATTTCTTAATCCGAACCCCATTTAATCGGTGGGGTTCATTTTTAAACAATCAAATGAAAATTCAAAAGAAAATGATTGATGCACTCACTTACAAGTATGAAAGTGAGATTGCTGAGACAGAGGCCACTCTATGGATATACTTTAACAATCCAGTAGCAATTGGTGAACATCCACAACATTTGGAAGAAATGGATAAATTAGTGGAAAAAATGACCAATGCGAAAGATAAGTTGGAGACACTAAATCAATTTGTAAAATATAACTTAAAAGATGGCAATTAAGAAAAAAGAAATAACTTTGGATTCAATCAAATCCAAATTCTCGACAAAAACAAAATATAAACCAGAAAGTTTCTATAATTGTGGTGATGCCTTTATGGAAGCGTGTGGATTACCAGGTCCAGTATTAGGGGGTATCAATATGTTTTTAGGACATTCAAATACCTCAAAGACAACTGCAATGATAAAAGCCGCAGCTGATGCTCAAAAACGTGGTGACTTACCTGTTTTCATTATCACAGAAAAGAAATGGAATTGGCCTCACGCAGTTGAACTAGGACTAGAAGCTGAACAAACTGAAGATGGAACTTGGGATGGTAATTTCTTATATAACGATAGTTTTGATTATATTGAACAAGCTACCGATTATATTAATGATTTATTTGATGCTCAAGAAAAGGGTGAATTACCATATAACTTATGTATATGTTGGGACTCAATCGGATCTATCCCTTGTAAAATGACCTTTGAAGGTAAGGGTGGAAAACAACATAACGCAGCTACTTTGGCTGATAAAATTGGTATGGGTATTCACTCAAGGATTGCTAAATCAAAAAAGGAAGATTATCCATATTACAATACAATGATTGTAATTAACCAACCTTGGGTTGAACTCCCAGATAATCCATTTGGACAACCAACAATCAAGGCAAAAGGTGGTGAAGCATTGTGGTTGGCATCAAGTTTAATATTCTTATTTGGTAATCAAAAGAACTCAGGTATCAATCATATTACCGCAACAAAGAATGGTAGAACTGTTTCTTATGCAATCAGAACAAAGGTTTCAATATTAAAGAATCACGTTAATGGTATTGCTTATAAGGATGGCAAAATCATTGCCGTTCCCCAAGGTTATATATCTGACACAAAGGAAGCATTGGAGAAATACAAGAAAGAACATTCACAATATTGGAACGCAATATTAAGTGGAACTGGTGAAATCTCTTATGAGGAAAACACTGAAGAAATATCATACGAAGACTAAATTAGATTAAAATGAATAAATTAAAAGTCATATCATTATTCTCAGGTTACGGGACACAAGAATTGGCACTAGACTACATTGGTGTTGATTATGAAAATGTCGCAAATTGTGATATTCTAAAAATCGCTAATATTGCTTATGACTCCTTACATAAAACTACATTGGGCAACTTGGGGGACATTTCTACGGTAAATGAAGACAATTACCCTCAATGTGACCTAATGACTTATTCATTCCCTTGTCAAGACATATCCATATCTGGTGTTCAAAAAGGTATCCAAAAGGGTACAAGGAGTGGTTTATTATTTGAAGTTGAAAGAATCTTAACCAAAAATCAACCAAAATATCTTTTGATGGAAAATGTTAAGAACTTGGTATCAAATAACCATATTGAAAACTTTAAAGACCATATTAACTTCTTAAATGGTATTGGATATGGATGTGCTTGGAGGGTATTTAATGGTGCTGACTTTGGTTGTCCCCAAAATAGGGAGAGGGTGTTTATGATATCAGTCTATGGAATGACAAATGAAGAGGTAAATGTTAAAATGTTAAATGTTGATAGGTATAAAAAGGATAGAATTCCAATGCGACCATTCGTAGAAAATGACATTACAGAGGACTTATTCATTGAATGTGACATTACACCCAACGAACCCAAAAAAGATAGTGTGTGCAAGCTTATAGCTCGTAGAAACGATGTGAATTATGACCAAGCAAGACGTATCTATTCTATTGATGGTTGTTCCCCTTGTTTAACAACAACTGGTTCACCACAGATTATGGTAAATGGAAGAATAAGAACAATTACAGGTAGGGAGGCATATAGATTTATGGGTGTTAGAGAAGAAGATATAGACAAACTATTATCAACAACTTTAACCACAAAGAATCACGTTGCATTGGCAGGAAACTCAATATGTGTTCCGGTAATGTCAGCAATATTCACAGAATTCTTAAGTGAATATATCGTTGAGAAGAAAAAACATTTTGAACAACTTAAATTATTTTAATGGTAAAGACATTATTGGTTGATAGCAATAACCTCCTAAAAATAGGATTTCATGGGGTTAAAAACTATTACCACAATGGTAAACATATTGGTGGTATTTGGCATTTCCTTAACACTTTGAGAAGATTCATTGACGAACAAAATTTTGATAAGGTTATTGTATTTTGGGATGGTGAAGATAGTTCCCTAACAAGGAAATTAATTTACCCCCAATATAAGGGAAATCGAAATCAAGTACCTGATGAACCAAAGGACGAGTCATTCAGCTACCAAAAACAGAGGGTTAAACAATATGTTGAGGAAATGTTTATCAGACAAGTGGATATTAATAAGAATGAAGCTGATGACTTGATTGCTTATTATTGTCAGATTGCATCTGACGAAAATATAACCATATTTTCAGGTGATATGGATTTAACCCAATTGATATCCAAAAATGTATCAGTTTATTCCCCAAGGGTTAAACAGACATATATTGATGGGGATAGAATTAAGGTTCAAGAATATTGGATTCCACATTTTAATATTAAGACATATAAGATATTGGCTGGAGATAAATCAGACAATATTGATGGGATATATTATTTGGGGGACAAGACATTATTTAAATTATTTCCTGAATTACTTGAAGATGTCATTTCAGTTACCGATATTATTACCAAGGCTGAAAACCTTTTGAAAGAAGATAAAAATAACAATGTCCTAAAGAATCTTTTAACAGGAAAAACTAAGACAGGAATTTATGGTGAAGAATATTTTGAAATCAATAAAAAGATTGTGGATTTATCTCAACCATTGATTGATGACGAAGGGAAAAAGACTGTTGAACTTTATTATAGGGAAACTTTAGATCCTGATGGAAGGGGACATAGAAACTTGATAAAGATGATGATGGAGGATGGATTCTTCAAATATCTTCCAAAAGGTGATGATGCTTGGGTAAATTTTTTAAAACCATTTTTGAAATTAACTAGAAAAGAAAAACGAAATTTTAAAACAAAAAAATAACAAAACAATGAGAGAACAACATGATATAACCAAATTGGAATTTTTGATGATGGTAAATGATAACATTATCGTTCAAAGATTTTTTAATGTGAAAGATTACAACCCATCCGCAAGAAATTCCATTGATTTTCATGAATTTATGAATGAACTTGTTGAAAGTTTGAACTATCAACTCAAAATGAAATCGGTGACATATCTATTGGAAAATCAGTATGATGTAATTCATAATCCAGGTATGTTGAACACATCCTTTATTGATGGCCCCGAATATTTTAACATATATTTAAAACAGGGTGATAAGCTATTGTGTCATAGAAAATTTGATGCGAAAATCTACCCCCCAAAGGTCAGATACACGGTTGACATCAGACAAACGATAAAAAATATCTTATCAGATTTGACCAATCTTTTGTCTGCGAGAGACCTTTCTTACAACTATCTTGGACTTAATACAAGAGTGTAATATTTATTCATACAACAAATTTAAACTATGTCATCTAACAAAAATTTTGATTACTTGGGGAGCTCATTCCAAATTCAACTGATTAATCAAATTGTATTAGATAATAACTTTTCAAGGTCAATTGTTGATGTTTTAGAACCAAATTACTTCGAGAACAAATACTTCAAACTCATCATTCAGATGATTAAGGAATACAATCAAAAGTGGGACAGCGTTCCCACTTTTGACACCTTGGAACAAATCACTAAGGCAGAATTCCAACAAGAGAATGTTGCCAAAATCGTTATTGATACAATTAAAAAGATTAAGGAAGCACCATTATCTGGTGGTGAATTTGTTCAAGAGAAAGCCTTAAAGTTTTGCAAACAACAAGAATTACAGAAAGCAATTACCAAGGCACAAAAGGTCATTGATGGGGGTGAATTTGAGAGTTACGATACCCTTGAAGAAATGATTAGAGAAGCCTTACAAGTCGGTGTTAGAGATGATGGAATGTTAAATGTATTCTCCAACTTGGATGATGTATTGAATGAAGATTTCAGACATCCAATACCAATGGGAATTGGCGGTATTGACCGATTATTAAAGGGTGGTTTGGCGAAAGGTGAAATAGGTGTGGTACTTGCACCAACTGGTGTGGGTAAATCAACATTCCTAACTAAGATAGCTAATCATGCTTTTAATTTAGGTAATAATGTACTTCAAATATTTTTTGAGGACAACCCCAAGGTTATTCAAAGAAAACATTTTACCTTGTGGACTAAAATACATCCTGATGATATGTCAAACAAAAAGGATGAGGTTATCAAGAAAGTTAAAGAGATTGAACAAAAAATGGACAATCAACTTATCCTAGAGAAACTTCCATCCGATACAATGACAATGAGTCAAATTAAAAATATTGTCAGAAAGAAGATTGCTGAGGGTATTAAGATTGATATGATATTATTAGATTATATTGATTGTGTTGTACCTGAGAAGAACTTGGGTGACGAATGGAAATCAGAAGGTTCAGTTATGAGAGCATTTGAAGCAATGTGTCACGAATTGAATTTGGCTGGATGGACGGCAACACAGGGTAATAGAAGTTCAATATCATCTGATGTGGTAACAACGGATCAAATGGGTGGTTCAATTAAGAAGGCTCAAGTTGGTCACGTTATCATAACGGTTGCAAAATCATTACAACAAAAAGAAATGAAGTTGGCCACAATTGCTATTACTAAATCAAGGATTGGAGATGATGGAATTGTCTTTGAAAATTGTAAGTTTGATAATGGTATGTTGGATATTGATACTGAATCATCCGTTACATTCTTGGGACATGAGGAACAAAAAGAAGAAAACAATAGACAGAGAATTAAAGATTTATTAGAAAAAAGAAAACAAAGAGAAAATACAAATTAATTATGACCGAAAAAATATTAACAGAAAACCCCAATCGTTTCGTTATTTTCCCCATTCAATACAATGACATATGGGAATACTATAAACAACATCAGGCTGCTTTCTGGACAGCTGAAGAGGTTGACTTGACTGGTGACATCAGAGAGTGGCAGAACTTGTCTGAGAACGAACAATACTTTATTAAAAACATATTGTCGTTCTTCGCAGCATCTGATGGTATTGTGAATGAGAACTTGGCGGAGAACTTCTACCGAGAAGTACAATACCCCGAAGCTAAATTTTTCTACGGATTTCAACTAATGATGGAAAATATCCATTCTTTAATGTATTCTTTATTAATTGATACTTATATATCTAATCCAAAGGAAAAGGACGAATGTTTCAATGCGATTGATAGATTACCTGCGGTTCAAAAGAAAGCCAAATGGGCTTTAGATTGGATTGAGAAAGCATCATTCCAGGAACGATTGGTGGCCTTTGCTGCGGTTGAGGGAATATTCTTTTCAGGTTCATTCTGTTCAATATTTTGGTTGAAATCAAGGGGGGTTATGCAAGGTCTTTGTAATGCTAATTCATTGATTTTCAAAGATGAAAACCTACATTGTGATTTCGCAATTCACTTGTTGAACAACCACGTTGAGAATAAACCAAGTGAAAAAAGAATAAAGGAAATATTATTGTCAGCTTTGGAAATTGAAAAAGAGTTTATCACAGAATCACTACCAGTGTCATTAATCGGAATGAATTCCAATTTAATG